TTAATTAATCCTCATATAAACAACTTCAATCATGTAAGCTGACAGACTCATAAATGAAATCATATCTAACATTTTTATTAGTTGTTCAGCGTCTTCCTTTCTGTGTACGTGTATGTATTGTGTAGTGTGTGTTAAGTTTACTTCTTCTAGAGCATCAGCTAATAATTCAAATATATAACCGGAATATTCTCTACAAGAATAATCATAGTTCGTCATGCTCAGATAAACGTCCTGTTGTTGGATCAAAATTTAATCTGGCGCATAATCCTGTTTCTCCACTCCAACGGTTCTTTAAAACTCTTACTGATGTTATGTTTCCATTTTTAGGTGATTGTTGATTTCTTTCTAAACCAATTACAATATCTGAAAGTTGTGCAATACCATGACTTCCTCGTAATTGACCTAATGATGTAGCTGCACCTTCTTCGTGTCCTTTATCATTAAACATTCTTCTTAAATGAGATACAACTATTAAACCAATACCTGTTTCTGAAACTAAAGAACGCAATGCTGTCATTATATAATCAAGCTGCTTACGCTCGTTACCACCATCTTCATTTCCAGATATAACAATACTTAAATGATCTAAAAATATATATTCACATTTTAAAGCTTTAGCTAAATATCTAATTTTAGAAATTAAATGTCCATGTTCTAATGAACCAAAGTGATTATAAAATAAAACATTATTATTTTTAAATAATTCTTTAAAACTACTACTTAATTTTTCTTTATCTATTTTTTCTGTTGTTAAATGTAATGGAGTATTTAATTCTATACTTAATAAACTTTCAGCTGATTTGTGTACGCTTTCTTCTAAAGCTATATATCCAATTTTTTTATTGTTCTTAATAAGGTGATGTGCTAGCTCACGACAAAATTGACTTTTACCTATTCCTGTTCCTGCTGTTACAGTTAACAATTCTCCTTTTCTTAAACCTTTTGTTTTAGTATTTATTGATTGAAAAGGATATTCAATTGATTCTACTTTAGGTTGGTTGATTACTTTATCCAATAATTCAGCAGCATCTATAATTCCATCTGGTCTAAATACTTTTGCGTCCCATAAACAATCTAATAATTCTTTTGTTTTACCAGCAACAAGCATTTCATTTGCATCTTTCATTGGTAATCTAGTTATCTTTGCTTGACCTGGTTGAAATAACTCTGCGACTTGTTTAGCTGCTAATAAACCTGGTTCATCTTGATCGAAACATATTACAATTTCTTCAAAGCTGCTGAGCCACTCAAGAGATTTACTTACATCTTTAACTGCTGAGTGAGCTCCATTTTTTAAAGATACAACAGGCCATTTGTTACCATAAACTTGACTAACACTTAAACAATCAAGTTCACCTTCAACAAGTGTAATTCTTTTTCCATGATCTCTCCAAAGTTCTTCACCAAATAAACCAACAGATCTTGGCTCACCAATCCATACAAATCTTTTATCTTTAAATCTTAATTTAAAAGTATTGTTTCCATAGTCAGCTATGTGTACTAATTCATTTAAGTATTTTCCAAATCTATAATTAAATTTTTTGCATGTATCTAAATTTATTTTTCTTGAAATTATTGGTTTATATTCTACGTCTGTAAAGTTATTCATATTTGAATTTTGTTGTATATTAGTTTCTGTTGCGTGCTCATAATGTTGGCAGCCAAAACAATAAGCGTGTCCATCATCATAACGAGCAAGATTATCTTTGCTGCCACAACTTGGACAAGGTTCGTGAGTTAAAAATTTTGCGGAAGTTTTCATTATACCTTTCTTTATCTGAAACACGCGCGAGGATATTTTTATCATCTAGACATCTATGAGATACAGCAGTCAAGTTAACTGGGTCTGTGGTCTATTTGATTACGCGTCCTCGCCGTGGATCACTCTACTTCCTCGTTCCCCGCTAGGTTAACAAAGGCGGTACTAAGTATTACCCTTTAAACGCGCACTTTGAAAATTAATGTGTAAGTAATATCGAAAGGCAATATGAATTGGAGTTGCTTCTACTCCTATTACTACACACCACTCAAAATCAGTTGATCTTTATCTTTTTCTGAAAGCTGCTTTGCTTTAGCCCAAAGATAATCAATTAGTTCTTCTCCATTTTTTAATGTTACTGGAGATTTTGTGTCTTTAAAATAATCAGCTTTATCTACACACAACTTAGCTTTATCCCATTGTGGTTTATAAAGATGTTGAGATCCTGCTGTTAAAAATAATTCTCCTAATTTATATTTTAATTGATGTTGGCTTTTTAATTGCAACAACACATATAAACTTATCATTGAAAAATTAAACACATCGTATACCCAACCAAGCCAAGCATCACTTGATCTCATTGTAGCTATACAATGTAAAGTTTCATCTCTAATTACAAATTGTAAAGATAAAGTACAAGGAACATCATTACTTTTTCTAGGATTTTCTCTCCAAATATTTAAAACAGCTTGTCTAGAATTTTTATCGTCTTTTAAAGTTTGTATTATGTATGGTAATTGATCTACTACTTTAACACCATAAGCTCCAAAAAACCTTACTCCATCGTCACTAAATTTACTTATCATTTTTGAATATGGTTTTATTGTTGCAACTCTATTATCGCCACTTAATATCCAAGCTGCTTCTGCGTATCTAAATCTTTCACCAATATCACGAGATCTAATATTAACCATTGGTTCGTACATATTAATTTTAGTACCAACACAAATTTGTTCTTTTGTTTCTAAACCTCTTGGAGAAATTGTTTTTCCATTTAACAAATAATTTATTAATTGCAGCCAAGTTTTGCTTGCACTATTAATATTATTTTTGTTTGTAGATTTCTCTTTTGATAAATTCTTCTGTTGATTCTGCGTCATAATTATATAATACAAAGTATGGAAACATGTTTTTAAGTAACATATATGAGTCATATATTTTACTAACACTTTCAAAGTCTTCGCCTCCTTTAGATTTTCTTTCTTCAAATCTAGCCATCACTAAACCTTTAGGTGGTAGACATAAAATATTTATAGTATTTACATTTCTTCTTACTTGTTGCTCCATCTCATTAATATTATAAGTTGGACCACTTCTAAAAACAGTGCCATAAATTAATTCACTAGGCCAATGTCTATCTATAATTACATTGTCTAATTTTAAACTTTCTAAATGTGGTTTGTAAGCGTGTTTATATTGACCGTGATGTATATAAAGATAATCTGTTAATTTATCTTTTATTACTTTTGATAATGTAGTTTTACCTGCACAATCTGGTCCTTCTAATATTATTCTCATAAAATATTTTCCAATGTTGTTATTATTTCTAATTGTCCGTACTTCTGTGTAAGTTCTTGTTTTAAATTTTTAAAAGCTTTTAACTGCAGCTCATTAAATTCTGTATTTCCTATTAATAAAATTCCAATTGTTTCTTCATTTCGTTCTAAATCAAAACCTATTTGATCTATATCTCTTCCTTTTTTGACATCACCATCAATTGAAATTACATAGTGAAAGCCAATACCAAGCAAACCATTTTTACGATGCATTGAATCTATTTGTTCTTTTGTTACATCAAGATTTGTTGGTGTCTGTGACGAAGCTACAAAAAGGAATTTAGTCAATTCCCTTTTTTTCAGGCCACTTTGCTTTTTCAGCAATCCACTCTTTAGGTATTTTTTCTTTTGCGTATTTGAATCCATTTGTTTCACACCATTTAGCGTAAGTTGTTTTTGATATTTTACTTATCCTCTGATTAGGATTTGAGAACACAAACCTAATATCAATTTTTGGGTATTGTGCTTTAACTTGCAGATGTTTTTGTCTATCTTTAGTTAAAAATCTGCCTTTCGCTTCAATGATTATACCGTTAGGTAATTGAAAATCTGGAGTATACCTTGTTGCCTTAGCTGGCCTGATATAATTTATTGTAAAAGTTTCATAACCATAAGAAACGCCTAGCGATTCTAATTGTTTCGCTATGCGTTCCTCAAGGCCACTTCTAAATGAAGTCTTCTTTGTCGGAGGTTGAACTCGAAGTTTCATTAGAAGCTTCAACGTCTTTCTGTTCGCTGATTTGTTCGTAACCTTCTTCTTCTTTAAAACCTAATGATTGCATACTAGGTAAAGGTTTTGTTTGTAGCTCAAGCACTTGCACTCCAATTAATCTGAGTGAAATACCAGCTCCAGTTGTTGCTACATAATACGGAATTAGGTCTGCAGATACTTTTACTTTACTGCCACCATAAACTAATACTCTTTCACCTTGAGCATCAATTAATGGATTACCTTTGCTATCCACAACAACAGGTCTTACTTCGACATCGCCAATTTTACCTTTCATTTTTATTTTAAATTTGACTTTGCCGTTCTCTTCCTCGTAACCTTTTGGTCCAAGTTTTATTTTCTTTTGAGGATTTAGCTTTTTTGTAGCTGCTAAATTTTCGTTATAATGTTTTTCGATAACATCAACAAGTTGTTTAGCATCAGCTTTGTCCACAAATATATTACAACTGTATATCCCATTTTCTTTGTCGAATTGTTTATCCGGATCTTTTAACCACGGGTAACTTGCAATTCCAATAGGCGTTGTAACTCTTGTATATTTACGCTTTTGCATATTTCTCCTTAATGTTGAGTGTGTATCTATATGTGTAACTAATTCACGAGTGTATAGATTTAACTAAAAAAGTATGCTGCTTTATTGATTTCCTCAATATCCAGTTTTCCTTTTTCAGGTAAAGGCGGAATTTTGTGTCTTAATTTTTCTGGTATCAATGCTGTAATTTGATCTCTAAAATTTTCTAACGGATCCATTTCAGTATACATTTGTATAAAAGCCGATCGAGTACATTCGTTAAGTTTATCCATATCACAAGCTAATGTTGCATAACTATCATGGACCATACCAAAATCTTTAATACCTTTTTGTATACAATGATCTATTGTTAAATACATGTGAGTAGCATCGAGCGCATGCACAAAATTTGGAGAAATCCCGTTAGCTTGCTTTCGCTTATTTATTTTATCTGTGTTTGATCTAATTCTTATTCGACCCATCATTTTAGTTTTTACAATCATATCTTTTTGATCGTAATAAGCTTGCTTAACAGGAAAACCTAATGGTGTAGTCCAGTGTACTGGTGTTTTAGTTGTTGCACATAACCTTGCAACTTGTTGTAACCAATCCATAGCTTCACGAGCTTTAATAACTACATCGCCAATACTATCCCAAATTACTTGAGCTAAATATAAATTAGCTTTTTGTCTTTCACGACCTTCAAATGGAATTTTAACACCACGTTCTTCTCGATCATCAACCCATTCGTCAACAAAGTCTACACAAGAATAACGAGTTCCACCATAAGGTAAAACCATTACACTTCTTTTAGTAGCTTTACGATCAATACCAAAATTTAACCAAGCTGCAGCTATTGGATCAGTTCTTGTTTTTAATATACTAATTACTTTATCTGCAACAACTTGATAAATATCTTCTGGTTTATCGTTGTCAGTTAAATTAACTGCTTTACCACCAACTTCATCTCTTAATAAAGCTGAAAAGTTTTGAAGTCCATTACAAGATCCATCAATATTACATGGTAAACCACTTTCATATTCTAATCCATAACGTAACATATTATCAAACTCAAATGTCGCTGCTAAGAATTGCCAAGGTTTATCAGCTTGTTCCCAAAAAGAATTATTAAAAGGATCTCTACTTGACGCTAAAATATTTTCTTTATTTTTCCAAACCCAATCAATACGTTCATCAAGAGGAATTTTATCAACACCATAAGTATTAGCTAATTGTAAACATAAATATTTTTCGCCAACTTTTCCAAGTGGTTTTTTATTAGCAAACAAATGTAGACTTTTAGCTAGATCAGTTCCTTGTGGATTAAAATATCCAGTCATATAATACAATCTATCTCTAAAACAAAGTCTAGCTGCATGATGAAAGAAAGGATAATCAGACATCTTTTTTGCAACCCAAATAGTTTTTGCTTCAGCTAATCTTTTTGATTTTTGTGTTTGATTTAAAGTATAAACAATAGTAGCTGCAGCTTTCCATTTCTTTAAAGCTTCTTTATTTGTTTCAATATCATGTGGTTTATTAGGTAAATCTTTTAATTGAGAGGTAACTAAACCACCACGATTTCTACTATCATCATTATAAATTGTATTAGCAACATTTAATATTTGTTGATTAACTTTCCAAGGTGTATCTTGAACAGCATTTAATCCTTGATAAACACCTTCCATTTCGTAGTTATTTAATTCTTGTATATAAGTTCTATGACTAGTTATGTTATTGCCAGTTACTAAAAACAACGGCTCAATATGTTTGCTTATATATCCACCACCAACACTTCTTTTCCATCTACGAGGACGACAGACTAAAGGTAGAAATTCTGGATTTAAAAATTCGTTAAAGTCTTGTACCTTTTTAATCCATTCTAAAGTTTTCTTTGATGGCTGCAGTACATTATAAGCTCTTTTTCTTTTAAATATTTTTTCTTTTTCAACAAAGCCAGTAGTTTCTATAAATAAACTAATAAGTTTTTCACCAACTAAAAGCTTTTCTCTTGTGGTCCATTTGGTCCACTCAAACCCTTTGCGTTTTGAGCTTAATAAATGTTTCCATCTTCTATATTCATAATGATTAGATCGTTTATCTAAGTCAGTATTAATGCTATCAAATAAAACTTTATTTTCTTTACTAAATTCTTGAAAATATAATTCATCTTCAATTTTACCACCAACACCTATTGCTTGATTAGTTAATTTACGAACACTTGATACTCCATCAATTATTCTTTTAGCTGCAATAACAGCTGTAAGCTTTGGATCCAATTGACTTATAAATTTATAAGCTACAAATTTTGGACCTCTATTAATATCATTTAAAAAGTTTACTATACCCTCTTCAAACCTATCAATACCAGCTTTAAGCATTTTCTTTCCGTGAGTGCTCATACTTTCACGTTCTTTTGTTATTGCTTTTGTTTCTCGATCTTTAAATCTTTTACCTCCTCGTTGCCTCATTTCAGCTTCGAGTTCTATTTGTTGTTCTATTCTTTTCTTTATGTCACCGTATTGTGTCACCATTTATTGCCTCCGTATGTATTAGTTACACTAATGAATACTTACCTTTTGTGAGTAATTCTAAAAAGAAATATACTGCTATACACTAGTGTAAATATCCTTTAAGTAGATTTTAAGTCTATTGTTATTACAAAAAGCATTGTGGTATAATAGACTTTTATTCAAATTCCCACAACCTTAGCCAATTTGGCACCACTTTTGTCACTTCGTTCTAAAGCCATTCGAGCTTCTGTTTTATTATGTGGTGCTAAATGTGCATATCGTAAAGTCATTTTAATAGTTTTGTGTCCTAGTAAATCTTGAACAATCTGAATACCAATACCTGATTGAACAAGTCTAGATGCAAATGTGTGTCTAGTTATATGGAATACAAATTGTTTGTCGCCTTGTAAACCCATTTTTATTTTACCAAAATTCCAAGCTTTTCTAAGCTCTTCATCAGAGATCATTGCAAATGGATTATTTGGTCGTCTTTTAAGTATTTTAAGAGCTCTGTCAGTCAATTCAATAGTTCTAGGAAATGCTGCTTTAGCTTTTGTAGTAATAATAGTAAGCATTCGTCCATCAACATCTCGTTCAGTATTTATTCTTTTAATTTCTGATTTTCTACCTCCACAATCATTTGCAAAAGCAACCATATCAGCTACATCATCATATCTTTCTGAATACAAATATCCTAAAAATCTATTTTCTTCATCGTGTTTAAAATAACGAATACGTCCTGGTCCTTCAACAAACCATTCGATTTCAGGTTTTGATTTGATATAATTTCTTTTTTTAGCATAACTTAAAATTTTAGATAAAGCTGCTAGTTTTCTATTGCATGTACTATCAGCGTTACCAGATTCTTTCCAATTTTGAATACAATCTTCAATTACATCTTCATCTATTGTGGTAATCTTTTTATGTGGACCTACTTGTTCAACAACATTTCTAGCTGTTCTAAGTCCATGCGGATCTTTCCATTTATGCATGATACGTGTAAATATTGCGTTAATGGATAGATCACGACGAGCTAAATTTAATTCTTTACATACGGTATTCCAAGTCTTGCCGTCTTTTAAACCTTGTAAAGCTCTTACTTCAGCAATTTTAACTTCAGTCTCATCACAATCTAATTGTGTTCTGTATCGTTTACCTTCGTAGTTAATATCTAATTGAAATCCTTTATTTCTTGGTCTATATCCCATATAATTACCTTTCTCTATTTGGCCTCATGCTGAAATTGGTAGACAGTCACGACTTAAAATCGTGTGGATTTTATCCGTCCCAGTTCGAGTCTGGGTGAGGCCACCAACTTCAGCACTATTCATTTTATTTAACCCAAATGTTTTCCAATGAATTATAAAATTGTTTACCTTTAGGTGTTAAGTAAACTAATTTTCGTCTTCGTTCCATTGGATCTTCTTTAGATTGTAACAACGCAGGACCTTTTAGTTTTTTCCTAGTCCAATCAGTATAAAAAGCTACATTACGGCTGCAGCTTGCTTGTGATACTCCAAGCAGTTCTGAAAGATCAGACATTGGCACTTTGTCCTTTTTGTGCATTGCAATAGCTAAAAAAGTTTGAACAGTTTGAGCTTGTATTTCGTTATCAAGCTTTCTAAACTCAGACATAAAATCGAACATCGCTTTGCCCGGTATTTTATGTAATATACTTTTTATCATTTGCCTTCCTTCTGATTAATTTAATTTAAAATAAAAATTTTAATACTAAAAAATTTCAGATTACTGTGCTCTAAAGTGTTTTACGCACCCTGAACCAAGCTTAGCTTTAAAATTGATAAAATAAATATCAATTGCGTAGCACCAAAATTTAAGATTTCTAAATTTAAAAACAAAATCTATAATTTTCATTGCCATATCCTTTCTATTTGTTACTTACTATTTTTAATCGTTTAGATACTTCCATTATTGTTTCTTCAACTTTTGTAATATCGGCTAGTTCAAACGACATAAAATTTATTAATAAACCAGATGCCAAAACAGCTTTTTTATTAGCTTCTCCATCAGCTCTATTTTTAAATTGAATAATAGCACAAGCGTCGTGTGTATCTGAACCAATAATACCTTGTCTTAAAACGTATTCACCACCTAAAGATTTCGTTATCTTCTGTAGCTCAATCATTGCATCAGATTTTTGTTTTTTTGATATATGATCTTGATATTCGGAGCTTACTTTTCCAAATACTAAATACTTATACATATTGTTGCCTTTCTATTTATAGTTTATTAGATTTTTCCACCATTGTAAACCTTTCACTAAAGAAAGTATTACACACACAAATAGGACAATTTATGCTGCCTTTATCTGTCATTATGTAATGATTTCCATGACAAGTTGTACAAATTTTTTCGTCCTCGGTATCTAACTCACCTTTTCCGTCACAATCTTCACAACGAGCGTGAGTTTCTTCTCTCGTTAAAGAATAGTCAACTGTATAAAATCCTTGCCCTTTACATTTTGGACATTTAATCTTTTTTGCCATTCTCAATCCTTTCTCTAGCTAGCTTGTCAGCTAAAAAATTTCTTACACTTTCTCCAATTGATATTAAAATTTTTCTTCGTTTACGGTAATCAATCCTGTTTAAATGATTCCATTTAATTAATGGCGATTTGTCTTCAAAAGCTCGATTAATTTGATCTGCATAAATAACACCAGTATTTTTTAAATACTTTTTTAATTCTTTCGTTCCTGCTGGTGAAATCTTTTTTAAAAAACTTAATTTTCTGATTTCTTCTTTAACAGCTGCCTTTACATCTTGCTTTTTTAAACAAGATGGTTTTAATGTTTTTCTGTAATGTTTAAATAAAGACTTAACAAAAGAATATTTATACATTTAGATAGCTGCCGTAAAATTGTTGTAATAGCACTGGTCTTCTAATAAGCACAAAAACCAAAACATAGCCCAAAAGAATAAAATCGTTACGGTAACCCCTGCTAAAGCTCCTATAAATTCAAGATATTTTCTCATAATCAATCCTTAGTGGTTTAAATACACAAGTGCATAGATTAGTAGGCAAGAAAGAATTAAAGCTGCGTTTAGCACAACTTTCCTCCTCGCCTACTTTTTACACACTGTACATTTAGTTTAACGAGCTTATCAAACCAAAAGAAAAGTCTTGGTCCAACGTTTATATTGCTGCCGATACCTTTAACAAAAGGGAGCCAAAAAAATGACATCGGCATTACTGAAAGTGATAAACCCTTAATTGTCGCTTTCATATAATTCATTAATGTTTTTTGTCCTGATATTCGTGAACAGGTAGCGACTTTACTGCACCCGCTACATGCTCAGTTTTATTTTGCTTTTTTCCATAAGCATCAAAGTATTCGCTAAACTTTAATACTCCAGGAAGTTCACAATTAAGCTGCCAGATGAAGTTTGGATCTAACATTTTAAATAGATCTTCAACAGCTGCCGGATAATTGTGAGACTTAACGTTAAACGTAAATCTTTCTTTATTGGTAGTGTAACCAAAAAATCTATAAGTTTTCGTAGTTACATCAATATTTGGATTTGGTTTATTCATTAAGCTTGTTCTTATATTTTTACTCATTGTTTCCTTTCACGAGTGTATTTAATGCACTCTTGAATAACTTAAACCTATATGTGTCCCTATTAGACCCACCATTTTGTCACACCCCTTAAGGTAACCCAATGGTTCTATAGCTGCCGTTAAGGTAACTAAAAACGAAAAAATGGCTGCATAGTAGACATCACAAAAGCTGCAACTTGTGAATCTCTGAGCTCCTCTGTGGTTAAAATTTTTATAAATATTCATGATTTTGCTTAAGGTTACTAAAAGAGGTCAGAAAGTAGTTATGTACAATCTGACCTCGTTTTTGATATTATTCTAAACCGCAACTTGTATTCCATCTCTTTCTTGTTTCGAGATAATTGGCTTTTGATTTTTTATATCATAAGCTACTTTTTTAATTAGCTTATCATCAACATAAAATTCAAAAAACCTTTGTCCATTTTCTTCGTATGTTTTTGTCTCGTGTTTAACGAATGGAAATGAATTAGTTTTACTTGATCCAATATAAATATCAGATATTGTAAAAGTATTCGTTCCATAACTTTTAGCGTAATTGTTTTTATATTCTGGAGTAAATACTTTATTAAATATCTTCCATTGTCTAAAGCTGCTCATAATTAACCTCCTTTCTAATCCATAGGATCAATATCTTTTATAGAAAGCTTTTCAGTCTCCAATTCACAATCTTGTAGAGAAAACTCTTCACTTTCATATTGTCCATCTTTAATTAATTTTAATGCTTCCTCTTCAGATTCAGCTTCAACTGAAACAGGAAGAGATCCACTTACAGGAATCCAACATGCAAACGTTTTAATTTTATCTCTTTCTTTTTTGAGATTTTTTAAAACAACAACATTCACATTTTTGTAATAATCGTCGTCATGTGGAAAATTAAAAATTAAGCAATTATTCCAATCTTCTAATTCTTCAGAATACTTTTTAGAATCAAGCTTAATTTCAATAGAAATTGATCCATCTTGACAATTTTCCTTTTTGTGAACGATTCCTTGTAAATTTGTACAATCTAATTCCATATCCATAACCAAATGGAAATGTTCGTTAAATTGAACAACATCTTCAACTTGAACGTCTTTTATATTTATCATTTTTGCCTTTCTGATTTATTCATTTTAAATAAATCTCAAAGCTGACCTTTTAAGATCAGCTTTAAGTCTCATTTAAAGTGCGCCAGTTGCTTTCATTCCTAAGTATGCGAAAATTCCGATCACACAAATTCCAACTAAAAACATAATTGAAATAATCATTTTGCCTCCTTTTTGTTTTTTAAAAATAAAATTGAAAATCCAAAAAAGTATAAACTTACTAAAGCATAAGATTTCAAATTTGGATTTTCTCTAAGATCACAACCACAAGGACAAGGACTATTCCAAAATTGGAAACGGAAAGTCTTTGGTTGTAATTGATGAAGAACAAATTTAATACTCATTTAATCTCCTTCATAACTTGATCGATATATTTTTTCTCATTATCACGAGCTTCAACCTCCCAAGGTAATGCTCTATATTTCTCGTAATTTTGAGAAGATTTATAAAATCTGATTGAATCTTTCTTTTTCCAAATTCTAAAATTTTTATTTTTTGGATCAACTTTAAGATCACCAGTTTCATATTGCTTTGCGTGAGTTAATTCGTGAATAATAGTAGAACAAATTTCACGAACATTATAATTTCGAAGATCAATATTTACTTGTTTTCCTAATCTTCGATAAGTACCTTGTGCTCTTCTTAAATTTCTGATCCATAGATTTTGATCAGTCTCTATATTTAAGATTTTTTTAGATACATCAAAAGCTTTAATGAAAGTATTTACATTCTTATTGTAAAATTCTCTTAATTTTTTAAAGTCTTTTGAAACAGATCCAGTAACGAATAAATCTGATCTATTCGATCCAGTTTCTATTTTTTCATATTTTGGCATATTGCCTCCTTTTGTTTCGATAGTGTAATTAATACATTGATGAATATTATTCTAGACTGGCAAGATTGTCACACCCCCTTTGTTTAGAATAATCATAAAGAACGAATAAAAGGATCAAATTTGGTCCATACATGACATCACAAAGAGATCTTAAAGTTGATCTCTGTGCTTCTCTGTGAGTTTTATTTTCATAAAAATAGTTGAA